GAAGATGGATCAGGGATCAGTTCTAGTTGTGCTAACAAGGTAGGTAAATTACCAAAAAACACAACTAGAAGTTGTCCCGTTATTTTGAGTTTTTAATTCCGTAAATAACAAAAGGGAATAATTCCTATATAATCCTATTGACAAGTATTGTCAAGTGTTATATAAATTTATTTATGCAAACAAACAGAAAGGCAAATATGAAACTAGCAGATACAACAATGGAAAGTGGTTATTCATTTCAACAAGAACTACTTTTACA